ATATGATGACTCAGACGTTACAAAAAGAAATGCCAATGGACAAACTCGTTCAGGACTCTATTCTTTGTTCATTCCTATGGAATGGAATTACGAGGGATACATTGATTCTTATGGCCACCCTGTCTTCAAAACACCATCAAAAAAAGTGTATGGACCTCATGGAACACCAATCAAAACTGGGGTTATTGAATACTGGGATAATGAAGTAGAAGGTCTTAAAGATGACCAAGATGGATTAAACGAATTTTACAGACAATTTCCTCGTACAACTAAACACGCGTTTAGAGATGAATCTAAAATGTCTTTATTTAATCTAACTAAAATTTATCAACAAATAGATTTTAATGAAGATTTAAAAAACTCTTTATCAGTTACGCAAGGCAATTTTCAATGGGAAAACGGAGAAAAAGATACTAGAGTTATATTTGCGCCAAGCAAACAAGGTAGGTTTTTTATAACATGGGTACCACCTTTACAGTTGCAAAACAAAAGATTTATAAAGAACGGAGTTAATTATCCTGGTAACGAGCATTGTGGCGCTTTTGGTTGTGATCCATATGATATATCAGGTACAGTTGACGGTAAAGGTTCTAATGGAGCTTTGCATGGGTTAACTAAGTTTAGCATGGAAGAAGTTCCACCAAATCATTTTTTCTTAGAATATATTGCTCGTCCACAAACAGCTGAAATATTTTTTGAAGATGTACTTATGGCTTGTGTGTTTTATGGTATGCCAATATTAGCAGAGAATAACAAACCTAGATTACTTTATTATTTTAAACGTAGAGGTTATAGAGGTTTTGCTATGAACAGACCTGATAAAAAAAGAAATAAACTATCTGTAACAGAAAGAGAAATAGGTGGTATACCTAATTCAAGTGAGGATATAAAACAAGCACATGCTTCTGCTATAGAAACTTATATAGAGCACTTTGTAGGATTAAAAGAAACAGGTTATGGAGACGTGTATTTTCAAAGAACTCTAGAAGATTGGGCTAAATTTAATATAAACAATAGAACAACACACGATGCGTCTATTAGTTCTGGCTTAGCTTTAATGGCCTGCAACAAACATAGGTATTTACCTGTTAATAAAATTGAATTAAAACCAGTTGATCTTGGAATAAAAAGATACGACAACAAAGGAACTTTATCAAAAATTATAAATTAATGAATATATATACTAATACCAATAGTGCTTTCCCTAGTCAAGTAGTGAGTGATGCTGAAAAAGCAAGTTTGGAATACGGAAGTCAAGTTGCTATGGCAATTGAGTACGAGTGGTTTCGCTCAGGAAGAACTACAGGTAATAGATATTTAACTAATTGGAATCAATTTCACCAATTGAGACTGTACGCTCGTGGAGAACAAAGCGTGCAAAAATACAAAGATGAGTTGTCTATAAACGGCGATTTGTCTTATCTTAATTTAGACTGGCAACCAGTACCTATATTATCTAAATTTGTTGATATAGTTGTTAATGGTATATCAAACAAAAGTTATGATATAAAAGCATATGCTCAAGATCCTGAGTCTGTAAAAGCTAGAACAGAATACGCTTCTAAAATACAAGAGGATATGTTAGCTAGAGAATATCTTGATTCTTTAAAGGATAGTCTAGGTATAAGTTTATATCAAAGTATGGATCCTACTAACTTACCTGAATCACCGGAAGAGTTAGAATTACACATGCAACTTAGTTATAAGCAATCAATTGAAATAGCAGAAGAAGAAGCTATATCATCTGTGTTAGCACAAAACAAATATGATTTAGTTAGACGTAGATTAAACATGGACTTAACGGTTTGTGGTATTGCTGCTGCTAAAACAAATTTTAATACTGCTGAAGGTATAACTGTTGATTATGTAGATCCTGCTTATTTAGTTTACTCTTACACGGAAGATCCAAACTTTGAAGATATATATTACGTTGGTGAAGTAAAGTCTATAACAATACCTGAGCTTAAAAAAGAGTTTCCAGATATTAGTCAAGAAGAATTAGAACGTATACAAAAAACTCCAGGCAATAGATCTTATGTTACAGGTTGGGGTGGTTATGATGAAAATACTGTTCAAGTAATGTACTTTGATTATAAAACATATTCTAATCAAGTATTTAAAATAAAACAAACTGATCAAGGTTTACAAAAAGCTTTAGAAAAAGACGATACATTTGATCCACCAGAAAACGATAGTTTTGAGAGAGTATCAAGATCTATTGAAGTACTATATAGTGGCGCGAAAGTTTTAGGTACTGATACAATGCTTAAATGGGAACTTGCAGAGAACATGTCAAGACCTTTAGCTGATACTACAAAAGTAGAAATGAATTATTCTATATGTGCGCCTAGAATATATAAAGGACGTATAGAATCACTTGTAAGTAAATGTATAGGTTTTGCTGATATGATTCAGCTAACACATTTAAAGTTACAACAGGTTATGTCTAAAATGGTACCAGATGGTGTTTATTTAGACATGGACGGTTTAGCAGAAGTTGATTTAGGTAACGGTACAAACTACAACCCTGCAGAAGCACTTAACATGTATTTCCAAACAGGTTCTATTGTTGGTAGATCACTTACTCAAGACGGTGACTTTAATCAAGGTAAAGTACCTATACAAGAATTAAGTAGCTCAAGTGGCCAAGGTAAAATACAAAGTTTAATACAAACTTATCAGTATTATTTACAAATGATACGTGACGTAACCGGGCTTAACGAAGCTAGAGATGGTAGCACACCAGATAAACAAACATTAGTAGGATTACAAAAAATTGCTGCAAATGCTTCAAACACTGCCACTAGGCATATAAAGCAAGCTAGCTTATATGTAACTTTAAGAATAGCAGAAAATATAGCTTTAAAAATAGCTGATGCTTTACAGTTTCCGCTTACGGCTGAATCTCTAGTAAACAATATATCCAACTATAATGTTAATACATTAACAGAAATAAGTAATTTAAATTTACATGATTTTGGTATATTCTTAGAATTAGAACCAGATGAAGAAGAACAACAGCAATTAGAACAAAACATACAAGTTGCTTTACAGCAAGGTGGTATTGATTTAGAAGATGCTATAGATTTAAGACAAATAAAAAATCTTAAACTAGCAAATCAAATGCTTAAAATTAAGCGTAAGAAAAAAGGTAGAGAAGAGCAACAAAACGCTATGCAGCAATCACAAGCTCAAGCAAATGCTCAAGCTGATGCTGCTGAAAAAATTGCAATGTCTGAAGTTCAAAAACAAGAAGCTATATCAGGTTCTAAGGTACAATTTGAACAAGCTAACAATCAAATGGAAATACAACGTATGCAAATTGCTGCTCAAATAAAGCAACAACAAATGCAATTACAACATAAGTTTGATATGCAGTTAAAGCAAATGGACATGAAAGCTACTAGTGAAAAAGAAGCTGAAATAGAAGATCGTAAAGATAAACGTATTAAATTAGAAGGTACGCAACAAAGTCAAATGATAGATCAAAGACAAAATGATTTATTACCAATAAATTTTGAAGAACAAGACGGAGCAGCAATGATGCCTAACGTCTAATTATTAATTATTTAATTATATTATATTATGTCAGAAGTAAAAACAAATGAACCTGTTAAACAGGAAGGTGACTTTAAAATAAAGTCTAAGCCTAAAAAACCTAAGCAACTAGGTGTTAAAGAACAAGAGATCAAAAAGGTTAATCTTAAAGAGCCATTAGTAGAAATACCAAATGATGTTGTTAAGGTTACAATACCTAACGAACCAGTTAAAAAAGAAACAGATGCCATTCAAATCGGAGAAACAAAGGAAGTACCTGTGGAAAAACCATCCGGAGATAGCACAGAGGTGGGAGAACCTGTACAAGAGTCCAACGAGGATGTTGAAGGGTTTTCTCCAATCAAAGAAGTAACTGAAGAAGAAGTAGAAAAAGTAACAAAAGAAGTTAAAGAAGCTGTAAGAGATGAAAAGGTATTAGGCAAAGCTTTACCTGAAAATATTGAAAAGCTAGTTACTTTTATGGAAGAGACTGGTGGAACCATAGAAGATTATACAAGACTTAACGCTGATTATTCAAGTGTTGATGAAAATACTTTACTAAAAGAATATTACAGAAAATCTAAACCTCATTTAAACAATGAAGAAATAGATTTTATAATGGAAGAAAGCTTCCATTTTGATACAGATCTTGACGAAGAGCGTGACGTCAAAAAGAAAAAACTCGCTAAAAAAGAAGAGGTTGCGAAAGCAAAAAACTTTTTAGAGGAAACGAAAAAGAAATATTACGACGAAATCAAGTTGAGACCCGGCGTAACTCAGGACCAACAAAAAGCTATGGACTTTTTTAACCGCTACAATGAACAGCAGAAACAAGCTGAGCAACAACATGATGTATTTCAAAAAAATACTAAAGAACTTTTTAATCAAGATTTCGAAGGTTTCGATATCAAAGTTGGTGAAAAAAGATTTAAGTATAATATAAAAGATGTAGATAAGGTTGCTGAAAATCAATCAAATATTAACAACCTGGTTAAGAAGTTCTTAGACAAAGATGGTAATGTTAATGACGCGGCTGGTTATCATAAAGCTATATACGCTGCTGATAATGTCGATAGAATCGCTACTCATTTTTATGAGCAAGGAAAAGCTGACGCAGTTAAAGACGTGGTTAATAAGTCTAAAAACTTATCACCTATAAAAGCTAGATCACAACAAGGTGATGTTTTTATAAACGGATTAAAAGTTAAAGCAATTTCTGGTGCTGATTCTTCAAAACTGAAAATTAAAACAAGAAAATTTAACAATTAAAAATTAAACAATTATGAGTTTATCTCCACAATTTGGTAGTATTGTACCAAGTCCAACTCAAACTCCATCACCTTCTGCTTATTTAGCATTTAACGGTGGAGCAAATGACTTTGCACAACAATATTTACCAGAAATTTACGAACAAGAAGTAGAGCGTTATGGAAACAGAACGTTATCTGGCTTTTTAAGAATGGTTGGCGCTGAAATGCCAATGACATCTGATCAAGTAATTTGGTCTGAACAAAATAGATTACATATATCTTACAATGGATGTACTGTAGCTGCAGGTGGTAATGCTGCTGCTGGATTAGCGTCAGTTGTTACAATTCCGGTTAATGCACCAAGTATAGTAAATGTTATATCTATAAATGATACTGTTGTACTTTTAGATCCTGCTACAGGAGCTGAAGGAAAAGGTATTGTTACAGCTAGAGCTGCTGGAAACGTAACAGTTCAGCCGTTTGCTAACGCAACATTTGATGCACAAGGAATCACTATTGGTACTGGAACAATTAAATTATTTGTTTACGGTTCTGATTATACTAAAGGAACAACTATTGGTGCAGGAGTAGGAAACTCTGCCGAAAGAGTATCTGTTGATCCTAATTTCACACAATTTTCTAACTCACCAGTGATCATAAGAGATCAGTACGTTGTTACTGGATCTGATATGGCTCAAATCGGTTGGGTTGAAGTTGCTACTGAAGACGGTGCTTCTGGATACCTTTGGTATTTAAAAGCTGAATCTGAAACAAGATTACGTTTCGAAGATTACTTAGAAATGGCAATGGTTGAAGGTGAATTAAACGCTAACGCTAACGGTGCTGCAGGAGCATATAGTAATGATATGTTACCAGGTACACAAGGTTTATTTGCTGCTATTAGAGACAGAGGAAATGTAGAAGTAGGATTTACTGCTGCTGCTGGACTTGATGAATTTGATGCAATACTTAAAAACCTAGATACTCAAGGAGCTATCGAAGAAAACATGTTATTCTTACAGAGACAAACATCTCTTGATTTTGACGATATGTTAGCTTCTATCTCTGGTGGTTTCGCTGGTGGTACTGCTTTCGGTTTATTTGAAAATTCAGAAGAAATGGCTTTAAATCTTGGATTCTCAGGATTTAGAAGAGGTTCTTATGATTTCTATAAAACTGACTGGAAATACTTAAACGATGCTTCTACAAGAGGTGCTATCGCTGGTATTAATTCAATCGAAGGTGTATTAGTTCCTGCTGGAACATCTACAGTTTATGATCAAATCTTAGGTACTAACATTAGAAGACCTTTCTTACACGTAAGATATAGAGCTTCTCAAGGTGACGACAGAAGAATGAAATCATGGTTAACTGGTGGTGCTGGAGGAGCAATGACTTCTACGCTTGATGCAATGCAAGTTAACTTCCTATCAGAAAGATGTTTAGTAACGCAAGCTGCTAACAACTTCGTTTTATTCCAAGGATTATAATAATCCAACAAGTGTAATTTTTACCCTCGTTATATCAACGGGGGTAATTATTACTTTTATAAACTATTTAATTATATTATATTATGGCTAAAAAAGCTCAAGCAGAAACTATTGAGGTTGCACCTCAGCCGGTAGCTACAAAAGTAGCACCACCAGCTAAACCAAGTTGGGAAATAAAAGATAGAATTTACTATTTAAAAGGAAACAAATCTCCTTTAACTTTAACAATACCAGGTAAGCATACAAGAAAACACGCTTTATTATATTTTGATGAAACATCAGGTAAGCAAAGAGAAATAAGATATGCTACTAATCAGGATTCACCATTAGTTGATGAGCAAAAAGGCGAATGTACTATGGGGCATATTATTTTTAAAGATGGATTTTTAAGAGTTCCTAAAAATATGCAAAACCTGCAAAAACTACTTTCATTATATCATCCGTTAAAAAACAAAATATACGAAGAGTATAGTGCTGTTGAAGAAGCTATAGATGAATTAGAAGATTTAGATTTACAGATTGACGCTATGAACGCTGCGCGCTCAATAGATATTGATCATGCTGAAGCTATATTAAGAGTAGAAAAAGGTTCTGAAGTAAATAGTATGAGTTCTAAAGAAATTAAAAGAGATTTATTATTATTTGCAAAAAACAATGCTTCTATGTTTATTAGCTTAGCTAATGACGAAAACGTACAGCTTAGAAACTTTGCAATAAAAGCTCGTGAAGCTGGAGTAATAAAATTATCTCAAGATCAAAGAACTTTTCATTGGGGATCAAACGATAGAAAGTTAATGAATGTTCCATTTGACGAAAACCCTTATTCAGCTTTTGCTGCGTTCTTAAAAACAGACGAAGGTGTAGAAATTTACAAATCTATAGATAAAAAGCTATAAAAACAAGTGATACTATATATAGGCGGTTACGGCCGCCTTTTTAGTATATTAAAATAAATATAAATGGTAAATATAAATACAGTATATACAACAGTCTTGTACATATTAAACAAAGAACAAAGAGGTTATGTAACTCCAGCGGAGTTTAACAGCTTAGCTGCTTTAGTTCAAGACGAGATTTTTCAATCATATTTTCCAGATGGTAACCAACTAAACAGGTTTAATCAAAATAATCAACAAAATGATACAGAGTTTTTTAACATGTTTAAAGACTCTGCTTATAAATTATATCCTTTTGAAAGAACAGCTTCGTTTACTTACAACGCAGGCGCTGGTATCCTAGGCTGGGAATACACAGGCGCTGGAACTATATTTAAATTAGGTGAAATAATATCTACATATAATACAACAAATCCTCAGTATGATTCTATTACTGAGTTAGCTAGTCAAAGTGATTTTTCTAAGATCACAAGATCTGCATTGACAGCTCCAACTATGCAATATCCTTTATGCACGACAGGCACAGGGCCAAATAACTCTGTACTTATAAAAGTTAGTCCACAACCAAACGTTTTAAACGTGAACGCTTTGTTTACTCCAGTAACTCCAGAGTGGAAATTTACCATTGGATCACTAGGCCAATATATATACTCTAGTTCGTCAATTGATTTTGAACTAGATATATCAGAGCAAATAAACTTAATAATAGGTATATTAAAATATTGCGGTATAATAATAAGAGATCCTGAAATTATACAAACGGCAGAAGCAGAAGCGCAACAAACTTCAATAAATGAAAAATCTTAAAAAATGGCACTAATAACAGAAACTAATCAACAATATTATCAAGGCGCGCAAGGCTTTAGAGGTACTGGTAATGCTCTTACTATTACAACAACTTTTGATACTGATTTAGTTTTTGGAAGCTACGATCCAGCAGTTGCAGATTATACTTTAAATAACTTTAAAATATACACTAGTACTACAGGTTTTCCTGGTAGCTGGAGTGAATATCTTTCAGTCTACACTGTTGTTAACAATCAAATAACGTTCAACACAGCTCCTTTTCCTGCTAACAATTTATTTATAGTTGTTCAGTTAAAAACATTAGACGGTGGTCAGTATGCTAGTAGTATAACAGAAGAAGCAATAGGTGATGCTGTTGAAGAAAACTATGGTACATATCAATATGTTAAACTAAACGATATTATAGACAATTATATGGTTGGTTACGTGGGTGATGGTAAAATAATACAAAGAGCAAAAAAATCTGATGTGTTGTTTTTTGCAAAAAGATCTTTACAAGAATTTAGTTACGATACATTAAAAAGTATTAAATCACAAGAGCTTACAATACCAGCAAGTTTATCTTTAGTTATACCTCAAGATTATGTTAATTACGTAGCGTTATCATGGATAGATTCTCATGGTGTTAAAAGACCTATATATCCAAATAATAACTTAACTATAAATCCTTACGAAAAATTACTACAAGACGATAGAGGTATACCTACACAAGATAGCTTTGGTGAAGACTTAGAAGGAACATCGTTAACAGTAGAAAGATGGAAAGAAACAAATGCTAATAGATTATTAAATAATCAAGCTTTAAATGAACTTGATAATTTTGCATACGATGTTTACGGTAATGATTTTGGCTCAGGGCCTTGGAACTGGGGAAGATTATACGGTTTAGACCCTCAGTATTCTAACGTAAACGGTTGGTTTGGCATAAATGAAAGAGATGGTAAGTTTACTTTTTCTAGCAACTTAGCAGAGAAATTAATAGTATTAGAATATATATCAGATGGATTAGCTTACGATCTAGATACTAGAGTACCTAAGATGGCTGAAGAGGCAATGTATTTAAGTATATCATATAACTTATTAGCAAATAGAGCTAATGTATCAGAAGGTATGGTTGCTAGATTTAAAAAAGATAAAAGAGCTGCATTAAGAAACGCAAAGATAAGATTATCTAACATAAAGCTTGAAGAAATAGTTCAAGTGATGAGAGGTCAGTCTAAATGGATTAAACACTAAAATTTAATGGCACAAGCAAGAAACACTTTTTCTAAAAGTAAAATGAACAAAGATCTCGACGCTAGGTTAATGCGTAGTGATGAGTATAGAGATGCTCGAAATATTCAGGTCAGTAGATCTGAAGGGGCTAATGTTGGTTCTTTAGAAAATGTTCTTGGTAATGAATTATTGTTAAATATTAATACTTTAACAGGTTCTACTGGTCAAAAATGTATTGGATACTTAACTGATGAAATAAGTAATTACATTTATTTATTTACAACAAACGATACTTCTACAGCTGGCTTTAACAAAATTGCACAAAACTTTATAATAAGACATGATACTGTTTCTAATATTAGCATTATATTAGTTAGTGGTGCTTATTTAAATTTTAACATTGCAAACCCTATATATGGTGTTAATTTATTAGAAGATCTTTTATTTTGGACTGACAATAGAAATCAACCAAGAGTTATAAATGTTTTAACAGCGGCTACTAACAACACTTATTACACAACAGAAGATCAAATATCTGTAGCTAAATATAATCCATATCAAGCTATAGAACTTTGGCAAGACGTAAGTCCAACGACTAACCCTGCTAGTTATGAAACTACAATCCAAGACGTTACAACTCCTTATTTACCTAATGGTGGTAGCGCTGTAACTGTTGGTTCTTTTTCTGGTGGAGCTTTATCTATAAACGTAAATCAACTTGAAAACAATATAATACCAGGTGGAAGTACTGGATCTTTAATATCTTATATAAACAGCGCAGGTAATGTAGTTAGCACAGGGACAAGAGTTAATTCGATTGTTTATGTTGTGCCAACAACGCCTAGCCCAGTCCCTGACCCTCCTTATTGGAGAATAACAGCTACATCAAATTTACCTGCTCTTAGTCAAAACACCACGTTAGTTTTTAATCCTAATCCTTATTATGATGGTCAATTTGCTGGTGATGAAGATTATTTAGAAGATAAATTTGTAAGGTTTTCTTATAGATTTAAGTTTGAAGACAATCAGTATTCTTTATTTGCTCCATTTACACAAATAGCATTTATACCAAAACAAGACGGGTATTTTTTATATGTAAAAAACGATGCTCTAAATTTTCCAGAAACAACTGATCAAAGCAATACATATAGAAGTACTATAGTAAGTTTTATGGAAAATAAAGCTGATCTTATAAAGTTAAGAATACCTTTGCCTTTTAGTAAAAATGATTTACAAGAGAAATTGAATATAAGTGAAATCGATATTTTATACAAAGAATCTAACGGTTTAGCCGTTAAAGTTATAGACACTATTAGTATAGCAGAAATAAAAGCTCAAACAGCAGAGCCTAATGTTTTCACTTATGATTATATTTCTAAAAAACCATATAAAACACTACCAGAGGATGAGCTCACTAGGGTTTACGACAAAATACCAGTAAGAGCTTTTTCACAAGAAATAGCTAGTAATAGAGTTATTTATGGTAATTTTCAAAATCAACATACACCGCCTGACAGTTTAGATTACAGTGTAAACGTTAGTGATAAATCTAATTTTAATTTAAATTTATCTACAGCCACAGCAAATGGAGCCCAAACTGCTGGAGTGGGTGTTGCTATAAATATTCAAAACGAAAGCCCTGCTGGTGGTATAAAAATAGGAGACGTAGCTACAGGTACTGGTATACCTGCTAATGCAATTGTAACCGAAGAAACAGCAACCACAATAAAATTAGACAAAGCTGTATCTTTAGCAAACAATGCGGTTATAAATTTTGCGCCTATTGGGCCTGATACTAATACCGTCACAAAAGTAGAGTATCCTAATTCTACGTTAAAACAAAACAGAAACTATCAAGTTGGAGTTATGTTATCTGATAGATATGGAAGAACTTCTACAGTTTTGTTATCTAGCAGTAAAAACGAAGTTATAACTACAGATGGAACTTTTATAGGTGATACTATTTATTCACCTTATTTAGATGAAGGAACAAGAACTGATCAATGGCCTGGAGATTCTTTAAAAGTGTTATTTAATCAACCTATAGGTCCAGACAATGCTAATCCAGCTACTGGTTGGCCAGGTTTGTATAGAGGGCTTTTACCTAGTGGAGTACCAGGTGGTAGTTATAATCCTTTAGGTTGGTATTCTTATAAAATTGTTGTAAAACAAACAGAGCAAGAATACTATAACGTTTATTTACCTGGAATAATGGCAGCTTATCCCGAAGATACTGCTTTAGAACTAGGACAAACATCTCACGCTGTCTTAATAAGTGATAATATAAATAAAATACCTAGAGATTTAAGCGAAGTAGGTCCAGAGCAAAGACAGTTTAGAAGTAGTGTAGGTTTGTTTGGAAGAGTAAACAACATTGCTAACAGTTCAACTACAGCGATTGCAAACACAAATGTTCAATATTATCTTAATAAAAGTGACGATGTAGTTTCTACTATATCTACAATGCAAGATTTATTTGATTACGATCCTGTTGTTCCGCCTTTACCTAACTATTTTCCACAATTTTATTCATACGAATCAAACCCTTTAATTGCTAGAATAAGTACTGAAAAACAAGTAGGACAAATTTCTACTACTAACTACTCACCTGTTGGTGCTGAAGTTGCTATAAATGCCACTAGTGATGAAATATTATTAAAAAACGTAATAGGTAATACTTCTGTATCGCTTATAGGAAATTCAGTAACAGGAGTTGGCTTGCCTTCTGACTTATTAGTGGCCTCGCCAGGTTTTACAGCCGCAACAAGTGTTGTTCAAACGACATCTTCAAGCGCTAGTTCAAGCAATATAATAAGCGTATCATCTAGCTCTAACATAGAGCCAAATCAATACGTTAGCGCTACAGGCGTGCCAGAAGGTACGGTGGTCCAAAGTATAAACGGATCTAATGTTACTGTTAGTAATGTTGTTGATATTGCTAATGGAGTTACTATAGATTTTCAAACACCAGCAAAAATAAAAGTAAATCAATCAGTTACAGTCTCTTTTGATACAGAAATAACTATAGTAAATGACGCTACACCAGGTGTGCAATACCTAGCTGTTATGGAAACTGAACCAGTAGAAAGTCTTTTAGATATATTTTGGGAAACAACTAGCACTGGTTTAATAAGTGATTTAAATTCTTTGATATTAAACTCTTCAGACGGCGCTGCTAACTTTAGTTCATTTAATACTAGCCTTTTCACAGAAGCTTTACCTACAACATCATCAATATTAAGCGCTAACTTTACTCTTGAAGATAACTTTGGTGCTGTAATATCGCCATCAAATATAACTAGTTTTGTTATTCAGTCTGTAGTAAATGGAAACGGCACTAATGTTAATAATTACTTTACGTTAAGTAATCCAACTTCAGGATTTTTTAATGTAGTAACTACACCGGCTTATTATAGTAATGTATTTTTTGGAGATGACGCTGTTTTAAGAACTTTTACTATTACTTTTAAATCAGTTATAACTAGCGGAACTAATGTGACAGAAACTTTTTACAATGAAACTGTATCTTTACAAAATGTAGATCCTATTGTAACAGCAGCAACACCAGCGTCTGGCACTACAATAAACACAAACAGGTACGAGCAATCTTTAGCAACATTAGACGGTGTAAATGGTGCTAATAATACTACGTTAAGAACTCAAGATTTAACATGGGAAATAGTTAGTGTTTTTGATTTAACTGGATCTTCGCCTACAACTGATATAGGGCCAAACGGTACTAATTTAGGTTATTTTACAATACCAAGTAGCGTAGTGTCAAATCAAAAAAGAGCCATACTTACAAATAGTTCAGGTGGTAATATGCCACCTAATAGATATACTGTTAACTTAAGATTAAGTGACGCTATTGCTAGCGTAAACGCTGTATACACCGTTGATATGGTTATAGAACCTAATGTTGTTAGAGCTATTACTTGGCAAATAGTTTGCGATGGAGAAACTCAAGCCGATAATTTTCCAGCTGTAGAAATACAAATAACAGACGGATCAGCATCACCTACGCAACAAAATGGTTGGTATATTTTTCCTGTACCTTGGAGTACATTAGTCAATGTTAATGGTGCTAATGTTATTACAATAGACAGAACAAACGCTAGATTAACAAATCCATCAGGCGCGGCATGCCCTGCTTATGGTGATGCTTTCTTTTCACCTACATCAAGCGCTGCTGTTAGAGCTTTATGGACGGCTAGCGATTGCACTTGCACTAGCGGTAACACTGGTAATATAACAGATATTAGTAATATAGATACAACTGGTTATCAATTTGAAATTGTATAATGGAAATATCTAACAAAATAAGTAATAATTAAATATGGGAGCGATAGTTGAAGTAAAGTATTTTAACTCTTTTGTTTTAAAGAAGACCGTAAAAGAAAGTAACAATACTATCGTATGGAATGGTTCTTTTGGTATACCAGCAGCAAAAGGTGGTTATCCTGTAGTTGTTGATAGCGACACAGATGGAAGCACTAACTGGGCAATAGAAGAAGCTAGAATAAGAGGTGGTTATAATAATTTGTCAACTGACAATGGAGCTAAAGCTTATTTAGTAGAAGAAGAGCCTAATGCGGTAAGAAGAGGTAATTCATTAATATACTCTGGTATATTTAACTCAAGAACAGGTATAAACAATACAAATGTATTTTCTGTAGCAGATGATATCACAAAAAGCGCAGACCCTGCAAACGGAACAATTCAAAAACTATACGCAGAAGATACTAACTTAACAATATTTCAAGAGTTAAAAGTAAGTAGAGCGCTAATAGATAAAGACGCAATATATAGCGCTGAAGGAAACTCAGCTGTTACATCTTCTAACTTAACTATAGGTGTTATACAACCTTATCAAGGTAAATACGGTATAAGTAAAAATCCAGAAAGCTTTGCGGTGTATGGCTATAATAAATATTTTTCCGATAGAAATAATAACGTAATAATGAGATTATCTAAATCTGGTCTTGATGAAATATCTAGGTTTGGTATGATAGATTATTTTAGAGATGAGTTAAATAATTATCGAGTAAATAAAATAATAGGAGGTTGGGATATACACAATGATCAATACGTTGTTAACACATTAGATGAAAAACTACTTTCTTACAATACTCTTTCTTTTGACGAAAGTGTTAAAGGTTGGACTAGCTTTTTTGATTATAATCCTGATCAAATGTTTAGCCTAAGAAATAACTTTTATAGCATTACTAACGAATCACTATACAGACACTATGCTACTTCTGTAAACAGAGGTAATTTTTACGGAGCTAATTACCGTAGCTCTGTTACGTTTATATTAAACGCTGAATCACCTGTTTCTTCTAAAAACTTTAAAACAATAGGCTACGAAGGAAGTAGCGGTTGGCAATTATCTACATTAGTGTCTGATGGAACCGGTGATGGATTAAGCCCGGCGTCAGGACAGTGGATAACAACAAATGATGAATCAGCTTTAGTGCTAAGTTTATTAGATGGTGAGTATGTATTTAATCCAGCTAACGGGTTACCTGTTGTAAGAGCCAATTATCAAGCTACTTTAGGAACTACAGAACCTCCTTTACCTAGATATTACGCTGGTTTTAATAGAAAAGAAAATAGATACGTAGCTAATTTAGTAAACAACAGCAACGCTTCGACAGGAGAAATATTATTTGGTTCTGAAATAAGTGGCGTAAAAGGATTTTATGTAACAGGAACTTTGTCAACAGATTTAGTTACAAATTTAGGTGGTGAAAAGCAATTGTTTTCAGTAATGTCAGACTACGTGATGAACAATGGATATTAAAAAATTTAAAATAAATAAAAAATGAGTGTATTAATTGGTAGTGCTATAAGCGCTGGCGCTAGTATTATTGGTGGTATTATCGGTGGTAGTAAGGCTAGAAGAGCTAAGAGAAAAGCTGCAAGAAAGCTTAAAAGAATGAACGCTAAAATGAAAGAGCTAGAGGCTAACAGACAGGAGATAATAAATCCTTATGAAGACATGACTAGTTTAAGCGGTATGATGAGTAATCCTATGGCTAATTTATCTGTTGCTACGCAAGCTACTGACATGCAGATAGAGCAAACTGACATTGCTTTAGCTAACACTTTAGACGCATTAAGAGAATCTGGTGGTGGAGCTGGTGGCGCAACTGCTTTGGCTCAAGCTGCTTTACAGTCTAAGAAAAATGTTGCTGCTGATATAGAAGCACAAGAAAAATCCAATGAAGACAAAAGAGCAGCTGGTGAAGAAAAACTACAACAAGCGCAAATAACAGAAGCACAAAGAATGCAAGATGCCGAAGCTATGGGTAAAAAGTTTGTTTATAGTGAAACTGAAAGTAGAGAGATGCAGCAATTAAATAGATTACAAAATCAAATAAACACTCAACAAGGTATAAAAGCTCAAGCTTCAGCTGATCAAACATCAGCATTAACAGGAGCTATATCTGGTGTGGCTGGCGCAGCAAGTTCTTATTACAATAACAAGTAGATCATGGAAAATAGAAACATAACAACAAACCTTTTAATTAAACAATTACTGCAAAGTGATAACATGGCTTATGTTCCAGGGTATATAGCTTCTCCTGTAGATACTGAATTTAGAGTGCTAGATAAGGCTTACCAAGATACTGGCAAACAATATGCTAAAATAAAAACAGCTATAGACCAAGGTAAGTGTGGTAATTGTATTGAAGAAAACAACATGTTGATGCAGCTTGAAGCAGCGCCAAAATTATCATTGGAGTTTTTAGAAAACGTTATGAGTGAATTAAGCGTAGTAGAAACTTCTAACTATGATCCTAATAATTACTTTGGATTTATGGTTGCTAATTGTATTATTTCTGAGAAACCTGGATTTTCTAAAACAGATGGTTACGATGTAATGTTACAGCTACTACAAAACGGAACACAAGAGTTAACTTTTACGGGACCTATATTTGATAAACCTCTAGTAATAAATAGCGCAGCTCTTAAAAGCTTATTAGAATCTGACACATCTATGGTTGTTGAAACTCCAGACATAAACATAAGCATGACAGAACTGTTAGTAGAGTCACAATTGTTTGATCCTAAATCAATAGGTGAAGATAAAAAACTAGGTGCTGATGCTAAAATATTAGAAACTTTTATATTAAAATTTAACGGTGAGCCTGATTATGAAATAATTGATTTAGGCAACGGTAAAGGTAGAAATATAATAAGGTATGACATGGATAAAATAGAGAAAAAAGTAACTCCTTTTATTAATGCTCAAGTAGCAGGTATATTAAGCGCAGAGCAAGAAGCTATTGCTGCTTGGAACGTTTATTTATCTAAAGGAACTAGCCAAGAAGAAGACGATCAAATGGTTCAAAACGCTAATGCGGCTGGTGACTCATGGTCATATGAATTAGACTTACCATTGCTTCAAGATAAAAAAGTTTTATTTTTAGAAAAGTACAAAGAATATTTTTACAAAAATTACTTAGTTCAGTTTTTAACAAACAAAATACCTAGCGTACAAAAAGACGCTTCTGTATTTGATCTAGAGCAAGCTAGACAAGCTAAGGCTGAAAAACTAATGAGTAGCACTAAATAAATTAAATCAAATGACTAGAGAAGAATATATAAAAGATTTAGTATCTCAAAATATAACTGGTAGAGAAATAGTAGAACTAGCCTCACAGTTTGAAAACGAAGAAGAAGAAGAAGTAAAGACAGACGATGTTGCGGCTCAGGATGCAACTGTAACATCGGCAAAACAAGAAGCATCCGAATCTTTGGATGGCAAATCATTATCAGACGAGGAGAAGGCAACTGCTGCTGCAGAACTAGCAACCGCTAAGCAATTGATAGAAGATTCTTTATTTGATCAACAAACTACAGATAAATACGCAATTGAATCACAAGAAATATATAATCAATTAAATAAAGATATAAGTGACTTAACTACCAGAGAAGAAGAAGGAGATATTGTAGCGCAACAAGCTTTAGAAGATCAACAAGCTAGAGGAGATTACGAAGTTCCTGAATCGATAGAAAAAGTTTTTAAACCTATACAGGAAGGTTTAGCCAATGTTGGTGGTGATGCGTATTCTTTTTTTACTACAGTTTATGATAAAATAACAAGCGGTTCAGATGATAAAATTATTGAATTAAATCAAATCATAGAAAACGAAGAAAGTACTTCTACGCAAGTTGAAAACGCAAAAAAACTAAAAACTAAACTTGAAGAAATAAAACCAAGTGACGTTAGTGATTTAAACAATAAAACACTAGTAAAAGATTCAAAAGAAGTTAAAGATTTTAATTTATTAAAAGAAACTGAACAAATAGCGGCTAGAGATTATTTGTTTAAAGAAGGAAATAAAAACCCTTCGGGCCAAGAAGTGTTAAAATATATAGCAGATAATTCTCAAAAAGAAGATTTTCAAAATACTAGTAGAAAAATATTTCAAGACAAGTACATTAAACAAAGACAAAAAGAAGCTATAATAGAGCGAAACAAAAAAGAGTCTGGTTGGGATGGTTTTACTGAAGGTGATAATCAAAATAGATTAGAAGAGGCCGCTGCTTTAGTAGCTAGTAGTTTAAACAAAGAAGCGCAAAGCAATATAGCAACATCTGTAAATATAGATTCTAAAATACAAAATGTTGAAAAACAATTAATAGCTTTAAAAAAATTAAAACCAACATCACAAGAAGAAGCAAACGTAATAATAGGTAAAGCTAATTTACTTTTTAAAGAAAGGCAAGGTTTAGTCGATGCTTATGGTGATTTGGTGAACAGGCAAATAGAAATAGGTGGAGAATCAAAAGATATTACAGACTATTTAAACACAGTTAGTCGCAACCAAGGTTGGTTAGTAAATCTAGTTGGCGCTTTAGCTGGTGGCGCGTATGATTTTGTTGATGGAGTTGATGAGTTTATAGATAGAATGGTGTATAGTCCTTTTGAAATGGCTGCTGATGTTATTAAAGTTAATACAGATAAAGATTCTTGGCTTCACGAAAGTGTACTAGCTATGGAGGGTTTAGAGAAAACTAATTTTGGCGCTGACACTGCTATAAGCAACATGAGAGAAGGTTTAGCAGAGCCAATTAGCGTAAGTGATATAGATGACTGGAGTAGCATGTGGCAGTGGAGTTCTCATTTGGTAGGATCTCAAGCAACAAACACTGCTGTCATGTTAACCACTGGCGGGTGGGCCTTACCTTTGTTAGGCGCTAGTTCTTCTGGAGCATCATTTAACAGTATGCAAAAAGATATAGATTTGTACGGTGAAGAAATTACACCTTTACAAATGTACACAGTTGCGCTTGGTACTGGTCTAGCAGAAGGTTTAAGCGAAAGAATAACTTTAGGCCAATTAAATAGAATAAAAAAAGGCCTGCGAGCTAGCGGTAAAAACTCTTTAAAACAAGGCACTGAAGATTACATAAGAAATTTATTTACAAAAAAAGGAGCAACAAGGACGGCGACTAAAGGTTTTGTTTATGGTAAAGAAACTTTTGAAGAAGGTTTTACTGAAGCTGTAGCTGGTTTTTCACAAAGAGCTTTAGAAAGATATGTATTAGGAAAAGACATTAGTCTTTTTGATGGTATGAAAGACGAATTTATATCTGGAGCTTTTATGAGTGGTTTTGTTTACAAAGCTCCTGGTTTAGGAATTAAAATGTATAGAGCTTTTCAACCAGAAGATTCTAACCAAACTATAGGCAAATTAAAAACAAGAAATATTGAAATAGGAAAAATACTAGAAAATAGTCCTTTGTTAGATATTAAAGTTAGAGAAAAACTAGAAAACGAATTACAAGAAAACGCCACTAAAGTTCAGCAGATAATGGCTGAAGATTTTAGAAACATGGACAAGATGAGTCAAGAAGAGCAAAATGACTTAATGGCTAAAGAAGATAAAATATATAATTTAAGAGAATTATATGATACTACTCTTAATGATAATAATATAAATGAAAAAGATAGAGAATCTATTTTAAGCAGTTTAAGCTCTGAATTAAGATCTATAAAAAACGACAAACTAAAACTATTATCAGAAGTAAGTGTAAGAGAAGAAATATCTTTAGCTAAAAAAATAGGTGAAGAAACAGGTAAAACTGATTTTGGTGAAGATGCTGTTGGAACAGGTCAAGCTGTAGAAGTTGTAGAGGATGATGCTGCTTTTAAAGAAATGACTAATATAGATGAAATAGGTGTTGAGGGTGTAGAGCTTAAAAGCGGGCAAATAGTTCTTAATAAAGCTCAAATGTTAGCGGCTGCTATGCGTAATGGTGGTAATATAGGTACTGGTATTCATGAAATTTTACACAAAGTACTAAAATCTGAATTTAGCAGAGATCCAGCAAAGGCTGAAAAATTAAAAGAACAATTTTTAAAAATATTAAAATCTGAAAATAGATCTGTATATGACAAAGTAATAGCTAGAATTGAAGCAAACTACGACGCAGAATATTTAGCTAAAAATCCTGACGAATATATTACTACATTTGCAAGTGTTTTAAAAGAAAATAACATAAAATACAGCCAAGCAACAGATGGTTTATTTACAAAGCTAGCTAATTTTATTGGTGGTTTGTTTAGTGATAAACTACAAGTAGATCCAAACGATTTCAAATTTAAAGACGGTAAAGATTTATATAATTTTGTTCAAACGTATGTTAAAAACACTTCTGAAGGCAAAGTATCTGAAAGAACAAAAAAATTAGCAGAAGCTGGTAAAGGTATAAAAACAGGTGACAAATTGTCTAGGTCGTCAGTTTTAGAAGAAATAAATAAGCTTGTACCACAAGATATTACTACTAAAAAAGAATATGATGCTTTCTTAGCAGATCCTAGAGCTAACAAACCTTTATTTGACGCATTGATAAAGGAAGGTGGTGTTATAAACAATTACGTAAGAAGTAGAACAACTACAAAAGCCGAAGCTGATAAAGCTATAGAAAGTTTAACAGATAGAATAATGAACTTTAATCCTGAAGCTAAAAGAGCTGATGGAAAACCTGTAGGCATGCAAGGCTTTGGTGAAGCTATATTTGCTAACACTAGGTTTGCTAAACTAGATGCTAAAAAAGCTTTATTTAAAGAAGGTGAAAAAGCTAAACAACAAAAAAGTATTGATGGTGGAACATTACAAATAGCTGATGAGTCTACCACATCTAAAAAAGACGATACTAAGTTAGCTAAGAAACCTAGTCAAACTACAGTTTTTGATAAAAATACTGAGTCTAGAATAGATGAAGCAGTAAATAAAAACTTTAAAGGTCAGGATGTTAAATTTTCAGAAACTAGAGACGTTCCTAACGATGTAGCTGTTATATATGCAGAACAACTTGGAATAAATCCTCAAACTATAACTGATAAAACAAAAAATTATACTAAAAAAGATGCAGAAGGTTTAACGAAAGCAAAACAACTTTTACTTAAAAACGCTAAAGATGACTATGCTCGTTTACCTAAACTAAAAGATGACTTTGGCAAAGGTACATTTGTACCTAAAAACGTTAAAGATGCTTTATACACTGACGGTGAATTAACAGGTAGCTTAAAAGATTACATGGATCTTATCAGAGAAAAACCTGTTAAGCCTATATATAGAGATCGCGTAGGTCAAACTATTAGAGGTTTATTAAATTTAACTATTAGAAATCGTATGCTGGAAACAGCACAGCCTTTACAAGCAAAAAGAATACAATCAGGCGCTAAATTTAGTAGATCTATAGAATTAGGTAAAGAAGGTACTTTAGCTATAAACGAAGTATTAGAAGCTAGAGGATCTAGAATGACTAATCAAAAAGACAAGGTTGCTTCTTTCAAAAAAATAACATCTAACTTTGAAGAAGAAACAAATCTTCCTGTGTTTCTTTTACAAAGCTCTAATATAACAAATGGCAATAGACCTAGTGTTTATAAAAACCTTAAAACTGGTGATTTTACAAACACTGTTATAAACGATGCCAACCAGACAAAAAACAAAGAAGATATATTAGCAAACAAAAAAGCTATTGAAAACGGAGAAGTATACGAGCTTAAATCTGCTAAAAAATTATCTGAAAACAAGTCTGATTACAAAAGAACTCGTAATCCAAAAACAAAAAAAGTTACTTATTTTACTTCTCAAATAAACGTAGTAACTGGCAAACCATTTACTAGCCAAGAGTTAAATGATTTAAACAATCTTAATATTTCTAAAAATAATGATAATATAGATTACAATATTGAAAATGAAAAATCTATAAAAAGAGGTTTAAGCTTGATGACTAGAATAATGGCTAAAACTTACAAGGATTTAGCAGTTTCAAATAAAAATAAAGCAGATCAGTTATTGCAATATTACGCAGAATTTCTTTATAATTCTAATTTAAATAACAATCTTGGAAGAAGTAGCGCTATGACTTTAGGTTATGAAAAAGGAGCTGTGCCAGGAAACAGGACTGAAGAGCATGTATACCAAGCGATAAATTTCGCAAGAAGAACTATACAATTTATATCTGACATAAACAATCCATTATATGAAGCTAATTTAAACGGTTGGATTAATTGGGCTGAAAACAATTACTATCAAATAACCTTATCTCATAAAACTGATGTTAGTCTAAATCAAACATACGACAAAGATCAGTTTGTTGCGGATAAAATTCTACCAAAATATAACGGCAAGTCAAATGAATTTCCTTTATTAAGAGACGCTTTTGATCAAGTTGTTAAAGATGGAGACTGGAGCGTTGTTCCAGATTCAGATATAAGATATTTTAATAATTATTTAGCTAATAATCCTGTAGATCCAAATGTAACTTTTATAAACAAAATTACTTATGCTAAATTTTATGATGTAGAAATACCTAAAAATCTTGAAAATAATTCTGAAGCAAAACTAGCTCAAAGAAAAGCATTATTTGAAATAACTTCAAAAATAAAAACGCTTAAGCAAGCTAAAAATAATTTAAAAATTAAAATTAACGATTTAGTAAAACTTCAAGCTAAACAAAGTAAAAATCTTGAAAAGCAGTTTGAACCTAAATTAAGCGTGGGTAGCACTATTATACAAAAAATAAACGTATTAAGCGATTATGATAAAACTCTTAAGTTTTCAAGATCTTTAAATACAAAACCAAAAGGAATAAGCGTGTTTGATTTTGACGACACGTTAGCTAAAACAAAAGAAAAAGTTATAGTTAACAAAGCTGACGGAACTACTATAGAAATATCAGCTGCTAAGTTTGCAGAGCAAGCCAGTGAACTACAAGAAAATGGAGCTACGTTTAATTTTGATAATTTTGAAAACGTAGGTAAAGGCACTCAAAAAGGGCCACTTGCTGATTTAGCTTTAAGACGTCAAGGTAAATTTGGCAGTAAAGATATATTTGTGTTAACAGCTAGACCACAAATAGCGGCTACAGACATTAAAATGTTTTTAGATGGTATAGGTTTAAACTTACCGTTAGAAAATATTACAGGACTAGAAGACGGGTCACCACAAGCAAAAGCTAATTGGGTGATAAGTAAAACAGCTGAGGGTTATAATGATTTTTATTTTGCTGATGATGCTATTAAAAATGTTAAAGCTGTTGCAGAAATATTAGATCAAGTAGATGTAAAATCTAAAGTACAACAAGCTAAGTATAGCAAGTCACAGACTTTTGATAAAGTAATAAATAATATTCTTGAAGATAGCACAGGTATAAAATCTGAAGCTGAGTTTTCTAAAGCAAGAGCACAAACAGTTGGTGCTAAGAAAGGTAAGTTTAGTTTCTTTACAACACCATCTGCAGAAGATTTTGTAGGTTTAATATATAAATTTTTAGGTAAAGGTAAAATAGGTGATGCGCAATTTCAGTTTTTTAAAGATAACTTAATTGATCCTTATAATAGAGCGGAATTAGCAGTAACAAGAGCCAAAATAACTGCCGCTAATGATTTTAAAGCATTAAAGAAAAGCCTTAAGACGTTACCTAAGTCGTTATCTAAATTAACAGGTATTGGAGGGTTTACATTCGGTCAAGCCGCTAGGGTTGCGGTGTGGACAAGACAAGGTATGAAAGTTCCTGGTTTATCTAAAAGAGACGCTAAAGAATTAAATGCTTTTATAGATAATAATGCTGAGCTAGATGTTTTTGTAGATGAATTAATAAATATACAAAAAGGTAAACCTTACCCTGCACCTAGTCAAACTTGGTTAGCTGGTAATATAACATCAGACATTGTTAACGAAATAAATAAAGTTAACAGAAAAGAATACATGCAAGAGTTTAATGAAAATGTTGATATAATATTTTCAGATAAAGTGATGAACAAACTTGAAGCTGCCTATGGTCCTAGATATGTAGAAGCTTTACGTGATCAATTGCGTAGGATGAAGTCAGGTTCTAATAGACCTGTAGGTAATTCAAGAATTGTAGATCAATTGCTAAACTGGTTAAATAACTCTGTTGGTGCTATAATGTTCTTAAATACAAGATCTGCGGTGCTGCAAACTATATCTGCAGTAAATTTTATAAATTTCGGTAATAATAATCTTATAGCTGCTGGTAAAGCGTTACTTAATCAAAAGCAATATTGGAAAGATTTTATGACGCTTATGAATTCACCTTACTTAGTTGAAAGACGTGATGGATTAAAAATCAACGTTAGTGAATCTGAAATAGCTGACGCTGTGTCTGAAAGTTCTAACAAACCAAAAGCATTTTTAAATTTATTACTTAGCAAAGGGTTTATACTTACAAGAATAGCAGATAGTTTTGCTATTGCCGCTGGTGGTTCTACGTTTTATAGAAATCAAATTAAAGCTTACATGAAAAGTGGTATGGATCAGGCTGCCGCAGAAAAACAAGCGTTTGATGATTTTTATGCTATTGCAGAAGAAAGCCAGCAATCAAGTAATCCAAGTAAAATATCACAACAACAAGCGTCAGGTGCTGGTCGTGTAATATTAGCTTTTGCTAATACGCCAATGCAATATGCTCGTATAATAAAAAGAGCTAGTCAAGATCTTGTAAACGGAAGAGGTGACTGGAAAACAAATGTATCTAAAATAGTTTATTACTCAGCAATACAAAACCTTATATTTAACGCTTTATCTAATGCTTTATTTGCTTTAGCGTTTAACGAAGAAGATGAAGAAAAAGAAGACAAAACAGGTAGAATAGCAAATGGTATGGCCGATTCATTATTAAGAGGTCTTGGTATACAAGGAGCTGCTGTAGCTGCTGTAAAAGATGCTTTACTTACTATATATAAACAAGCTAACAAAGAAAAAGGAGCACCTGAATTTAGAAAAGCTATAAGTGATTTGTTTGGTTTTTCACCACCACTTGATTCTAAAATTAGAAAACTAACTAGCGGCGCTAATACTCTTTCTTGGGAGCGTGAAAAAATGAGCCAAGAAGGTTTTAATTTAAATAACCCTGCTTATTTAGCATTTGCTCAAGTGTTAGCAGGTTTAACAAACGTACCGCTTGATAGAGCTATACAAAAAATAAATAACTTAAGAGCCGCTACAAGTGATAGTTCTGCTAAGTGGCAAAAGGTTGCTTTATTAATGGGTTGGTCAACGTGGGATCTTGGTTTACCTTATTATGGCGTTAAAGATAAAGAGGTTCAAACACCGCAAACAATACTTAGAGACAAAGTATTAAAAATGAAAAAAGAAACTAATACAAAAGAGCAAAAAGAAACTTTATTAAAATTAGGTCTTACTAAAAAACAAATAAAAGCTTTAAAGTACGAAGACGCAAGAGTTAAAAAAATAATTGAATTACAAGATAAAAAATAATGGGTGCTGAAAAAAGATTACAAAGATTATTAAATAAAGCAAACAAAGGAACTGGTATAACCACCCAGGCAATAGACAATAGACAAGAAGTCAACGATGTAGCTATGGCTACTAAAAATAGTAGAAAAATAAGAAAAATGGAAAAACTAAAAACAAAAGTAGATGCAAGAAACGCTGCGCCACAAATGGGTTCTGCTCTATACGCTAAATTAACAGCAGGATGTAAAGCAGCCGCAAGAAGAAAATTTGATGTATATCCTAGTGCTTATGCTAATATGTGGGCTTCAAAGCAACAGAAAAAAGGTAAGTGCTAATGACTTATATTCAGCCAGGTAACACACCTTTACATGAAAAAAAAGTAAAGAAGGTTAAAGCTAAAGGCGGAGGCACTAAAAAAGTATGCCTACCTAAAGCTAAAATTGCTAGTATGAGCAAAGAAGAAAGACAAAAAGTAATTAACGCTAAAAGATCTGCCGCAGCTAAAGGCAAATATAAAAGATCTAGTAAAAGTAATGTTACTGGAACAAGCAGTGGCGGAGATTTAAAAACTTGGGTAGAACAAGACTGGAGACAAGTTGGAGACCCATCAAAAAAATGTGGAGAATAAAATGATAGTAAAAATTAAAAAACTTTGGAACTCATTAATGTACAAATTAATGTTTAAGAATTATGAATGCGAATGTGAAAACAAAAAATAAAATGGGAGGAATAAAAATACCAAACTTTTACGGATCACCTTTACGTGAAAATGGCTTAACAGTTGGAGAAAACACTGGTGAGGTAAAAAAAGATAAAAAAGGAAAGTATGTTTTACGTAGCGAAGAAAGTGTTGCTGGAAAAAAAGGTGATACTTTAAGAATTAAAAATCCTAAGCTTATTGAAGACGGCTATTTAAAAGGAGGAGACTACAAAACTAAAAAACTAAGTAATAAAAATTTTGAAATAAAAGAATAAAATGAGTAATAAAATTTCGGAAAACACTGAATTAACTTTAGATTTAAAAACACTTGCTATTATTGTAAGTTTTGTTGTAACTGTTGTAGGCATGTGGTTTGCTCTTCAAAAAGATATAGATCTTGCTAAAGAACTACCTAAGCCAGAGGTTAGTAGAACTGAGTATGATTTAAAAGATCAGCTAATCAGGGAAACAATAATGAACACGCAAGAGAAGGTAGAGCAAAATAGCGACAAGCTAGATAAAATTGACGAAAAGCTTTACCAGATAATTAAAAAAT